TAAATGATACATTTGTGGTGTTAACACAAGTAGCTATTAAAAGTGATGGATACTGTGGAGTATTAACAAAAAATGCACATCTATCATCACCCGCTGGTGCTCCATCAGAAAAACTATCAATTGGTGTATCATTGCTATTATAATCAATTCTATATATTCCAATTGCAACTCTAGCATTTGTCGTATAAGAGCTTTGAATGTTAATTGTGGAAGTATCATTCACTCGATAATAATAAATCGCTGAGACAACATCTGTTGCCCCTGCATCCTGAAATCTATAACTTCCTTGTATTGCTGCATTACCATTTACCGTTACACTTGAGATATTTGAGTTATCAGGTCCATCAACTGAGAATGTTAAAACAACAAGACCAGGTTTTGTTATATTGATTGGTCCAAATGAATGTGATGATGCTGGTGATGTAGTTGAAACAAATGTTACAAACTCAGATTCAGGAACAATTGGGTATGAGGTATAATATCCTTGGTCAAATACCCATTTACCTGCTGCTTCACCTGTAATAAAACTTTGATTAAATGTATCATTAACAAGTTTAATATATGATATTTCTGTTAATTCAGATGATCTATAAAATGCAACTGATGCTGTAACTCCAGGTATTGGAGTTGGTTGTGTATTACCCGATATAGGAACAGCAATTATATAACCCAAATCTTCATCAGGTCCATTCCAATATTGTGGACTATCTGTGAATCCTGTTGTTGGGACACCAACAGATAATGAACCATATTGTCTTGTTCCACTTATTGTTGTCGATCCTGTATAATATGCAAATGGTCTAGCTGTTGGCATATTATCTATTTAAATTTTCTTCTCCCTCAATAGGTGTGGGAGTTGGTGTAGGAGTTGGACTCGGTGTTGGGGTAGGTGTAATCATAAATTATACAGTTACTACAGTCCATCCCTTAGCAGTTGCAATAGATTGATTACAAGTTGCAGTTCCAGGACATCCTGCGATGTTTATTGTTTTTGCTGTTACAGTTGGTAGATCTGTAAATAATTGATTAAGAGCTGTAGCATTCATACTTGTAAATGATACATTTATATGAGGAGATGTGCCACCATATTGACCAGCTCCATTATTTAATAACCTCAAAGATGCTAAATCAGATAGGTTTGATGCTAGCCCTGATGTACCTTGCACTTCGAGTTTTGAGAATTTACAATTGAATGATAAACTTTTTACATTTCTAGATCCAGTTGCCATAAGTGTTCCATTAACATATGTTGTTGTTGCTGTTGAGTTATTACCAATGAATGAACTATTTGTTATTCCTGTTAACATCAAACAACCAGAAAGCATTTGTTGAGTTGAATTTATACCTGTCAACTGTGTAGTTGGGAATGTTACATTTAATAATCCAATACAATCCAAAAATGTGGTATTTAAATTAACTGCAGTTGCTGGGTTAACAATAGTAGCTGGTAAAACTATATTTTCTATTTTTCTACAATTTCTAAAAGTCGATGTCCAACAATTAGTATTTGCTGCTGAAATTGTTGTAGGTAAAGTTACTGATACTAATTCAAGACAATCTTGAAATGCTTGTTGCAAAGTTGTAAGTTGTGTCATTGAAGAAGGGAATGTTACAGATTGTAAATCGGTACATCCATTAAACATGTTAACAATTGTAGTAACAGATGGTAACCCTGTAGGTAAAGTTACAGTTTTTAATTTACTACAGTTTTGAAATGAACTTGCCATTGATAGAATACTTTGACTTGTTTGTGGTAACTCAACATTTGTTAATGATCTACAACCATTAAAACAATTTACTAAAGTTGATATAGTATAGGCTGATGGAATAATCACTTCATTTAATGAAGAAGAATTTTGAAATGTTGTAGAGAATGATGTTGAAACTGTTGGTGCAATATTTGGCATTGTAAGAGTTTGTAATGACCTACAGGAAGAAAATGTAAACGAAAAATTATTAACCTCACTTGCATCATTTGGTAATGAAAGATAAACAAGTGCAACACATGAAGAAAAAGTGCTTTGCATTGATCCTGTTAATTTTGCATTTGTAGGTAATATTAAAGTTTGTAATGAACCACAACCATTAAAAGCACCTTCTATATTCAATCTTGTTGTATTATTGACATTGTTTGGAAAAGTTATGTTTTTTAATCCATCACAAAATCTAAATGCTGTTGTCATATTGACAGTAGCACTACTTGGTAAGGATCTAATTTGCAAACTTATTAATGCTCCACAAGTATCAAATGCATTTAAATAATTTGTACAACTTGGAAGTGATGGTAAAATGCACTCACCAAGAGCAAAATTATTTTGATGAATTTGAGCTACTGTTGTACAGTTTGGAAATATTGAAGGATAAACAATTCTTTGAAGTGATGAACAATTAGAAAATGCTTGATTGCAAGTTGTAACTCCTGTCATATCTGTTGGTAAATCAGAGACCTCCAATAAATTACTACAATCCAAAAATGTTCTATCCATTATTTGGTTATTGGGACATGAAGTTGGCATATCAACTTTTTTCAAATTCCTACATCCTGTATTAAAAGTTCTGTCAAAACAATCTGTCCCTGTCATTCCATTTGGAAGTTTGACATATTGCAAATATGTAAAATTTGGACCATCATTACCATCATCAAATAATCTACCTGAAGTAGTTAATGTATTATTACCATACCATGCTTCCAATAATCCTGATGGATCTTTTGGAAAATCATTTGAATATTGCACAAAACTACAAAAAGTTATTCTTGTTCCTGGATCTCCGCTTACTGTAACCTTCCAAGTATCATAACCCAATGAACAAGGAGTTCCTCCTGAAGTATAAACATATTCGGTATTTGTTCTACTATTTGATGAAAATGTGCTAACATTTCCATCTCCCCAATTTATGTAGATATTTCCACTTCCTGTAAATTCTGTGCCAATTCTATAAGTTGAGTTTGTGGCATTTGAAACTAAAAACAAAATCTGTCCATCACTAACTCCTGTAATTGAAACCCAATCAGGTTGTCTAACCCAAACTTCAGGGTTTACTGGTTGATGTCTTACTATTTGGTTACTACTTGGTACATTAAATCCCATATCATTGTATAATTAAATCTCCTGTTATATCTCCTACTGGTATGTAATCAGCATATAATGTTGCTTTATTTATTGACCCCTCAATTAAAATATAAGGATATATTTGAGCAGTCAATACATTAAAGACAGATGAATTGTATGGTGTGTAACTTACAACTTTAGATGTTAAAGTAATTCCCGTATTTGTTATTGAGTATTCATAATATGGGGAATTATAAGTCCATCCTGTTGATGATAATGTTACTCCTGTAAATACCTCAACTGATGACCCACCACCACTAGTACCTGATGTCCCACTCGTTCCTGCAGGCCCAATTGTTCCACTAGTTCCGCTAGTACCTGATGTTCCATTCACTCCTGATAAACCACTTGTTCCAGAAGACCCTGAACTTCCATTTGTTCCTGATGTACCATTCGTGCCACTAGTTCCACTACTACCTGATGAACCACTACTACCATTAACTCCACTTGTTCCTGAGCTTCCACTTGAACCTGATGTTCCAGATGACCCTGAAATTCCGCTACTACCTGAACTTCCTGATGTCCCACTAGAACCCGAACTACCACTAATTCCACTACTACCACTTGAACCTGAACTACCACTACTACCACTTGAACCTGAACTACCTGACGTTCCACTAGATCCCGATGTTCCTGAAGTTCCATCTACACCACTTGTTCCGCTACTACCTGATGACCCGCTTGTTCCACTACTTCCTGAACTTCCACTACTACCTGACGAACCGCTACTACCACTTGTGCCAGATCCTCCTCCACCACCACCTGTAATACCACTAACAACGATTGTATTACCATTTAATGATGTAAGTGTAAGTTGTGTTGTTCCACTATTATATGTCCCTCCTGTATAAGCATATGTTTGAAAGATAGGACAATCAGGTAATGTTTCACAAGTTAGAAGTGTAGCATAGGTTGCTTGTTGAGGTTGAACAACAATTGTTGTAGGATCTTCAGGAATTACACAGTTGACTTGTCTTGTTCTTAAAACAAATCTACCAACAACACCTGTCGCTTTGTCAGTTGTTTCATCAACAGCAGGATAAAATGACACGTCTTGTGAAATTAAAACCCCATACTGACCCCAATTCTGTTGTATCTCGGTGATTAAATCCTGAAGACATTGTAGAGTATCACTTAATATCTCTTGTGAGTTATCAGATGGGAAACCATTTGTATCCAAGTAATTCTCTTGAATGTTAATCTTATCCATAAACATAATGGAAAAAGATATATCGGGGATTGCTGATTTAACATTAGACCCTGTTGCGATATTTGAATCCTCATTCATTGTAACCCACATGTAAGGGAAGGTCATTTGTCTTGAAGTTCCAATATCATATGGCTCACCAAAACCAAAATCTTTTAAAAAATAGTGATTTTCTTGGAAATTTTGGAACCAGTCAATTATTTGATTTAATGATATAATACTTGTTATTGGCATTACAAACTATTTTTGTCTTTTATATCTTCCTTGTTTTTGAAATAACTTAGCCAGTTCAAACAAGAAATATAATTCTTTTCATATATTTTTTCTTCAGGTTCTCTCATCTTTTCCATTAGGGTATAAACGAAATCTAACCATTTATACCTATCATCTAATTTTTTTTCTTTTAGTTTCTTTGTAAATCTTCCTTCAGGATCTTGGATTGGTCGTTGTTGCTTGTATAATCCTTCGTATTGTTTATAGATGTATTGCTTCCAGTTGAAAAAAAAAGAAACAAGTGATAAATATTGGATACAGGTACGTCCATGAATAACTCTTTTCTTCTTAACATATCTGTTGTGAATTTCTCAAAGTTTCCATTCTCATCTTTCTTTCTTAAAAACAAACACAATATTTCAGGAATGATTTTATTTATATCGTTTTGTGCTCCCTCCATTAGAGTTTCAATTGTAATAACTTCTCCTGTTGTATACTTATTAAATTCTGTGTATAGATAATATCTATCACCATTCAATTCCAAATACTCAACTTCTGTTTTTGGGATTTCTTGTGTTATGAATGTAAGTTTGTTTGATAATTCCTTGAAATCTTTTATGTCCATCTGTAATAAGACATCTTGTTGGATATTAGCTAAAGATGATATAATGTTCACAGCCCCAAGTAAGTCATTATTATTTGGGTTGCTTGTCTTATATAACTCAGCAAATTGTCTTACAGTAACTTCATCCCAATTTTCAGGGAAACTATAAATGGTTTCATTACCATCCATATTAATCTTAACTTCAATCATAATTTTGTTTCTTTTAATAAATATATCGCTATACCAAATGTTTTTGTAGATTACAAAAACCTCATCACTGGTTTATTGCTTGCTTCTTTTCTTGCCCCAATCTTCATCATTGCCACATATCTTAAAGCATCACAGGCGTGATTATATGCATCAATGGGGGTTGTATCATATCCTCCATCCTTTAATCGTTTCCACATGTATTTTTCAAACTCATTGAGTAGATTTTTAGAACGTCTTGTTACTAGCATATGTTTTTGTTGTAGGATTTGAATACCATAGTTCACACTATCCTTACCCTTCTCAACAGGTTTGACCTTGAAACCAAATCTCTTTAACTCTTGAATTGATTTTGGTTCAGCTGAGTCAGCAAATACTTCTTCAGTAATGTTGTTCTGTTTCATTATTGATGCAAGTTCAGAGTTCAATAGTCCTGTTTGATATACAAGCTCATCGACAATAATATCCTCGTTGTATTTGTATAAGGCTATGAGTGCTGCTGGATCTTGTGAGTATCCAAAGTCTAACCCGTATCCTAACAAACTTGCTTCTTCAGGGACTTTATCTATGATTTCGTAATCACTAAAGATTGTTCCTTCAATTTGTCCTATCTCTCCATCAAGATATACCCTACACCAATTCTCCCAATAGGTAGATGTTTTTGCTTTTTCTCTATTTGCTTCAAGTTGTTTTACAATCTCGTTGGATAGAGCTTGGTTGTCCTTGTATGTGAGGATTAATAATTCTGTATTTGGTTGTGTTAGAACTTCTGTATGAACCCAAAACGATGAGGTTGGGTTGTAGTCAAGGTATATGTCCCCATCTGTTCTAATTTGTAATTGTAGGAATGCATCATAGTTTAAAGCGTTACACTCATTCACATACAATATGTTTCTTCTTGCTCCTCGTAATCTGCTCTCATCGTCAGCAGAGAAGAACTCAATATAAGACCCATTTGAAAATTCGTAACGTAAAAGGGTTTTATTATAGTTGGAAGCTATATACCTACCTGTCTCCTTCATAATCTTCAGGAAGTCCTTATTTGCTCCTCTACGCAAATGCGGGATTGATTCTGATACAACAGATATTTCTAAACCAGGTTGTTTGATTGCTTTATCAATTAGGACTGCAAGTATTGAGAATGTCTTTGATGCTGATGTTCCACCCTGTATTACTTTAATACGGGATTTCATCTGTCTAATTTTTCTTAAAGCTGAAGTATAAACAAACTTACTCTGTGTCGTCATCCAAGAATAATGGTTGTTCTGATATGGTGATGTCCTGTTTGATTGGGGCGTCTAATCCCAATAGTTTTGCTAGTTGAGCCAGTGACTTATTCCAATTCCCCCTGTCTATAAAGTTCTCGTCTGTCTTTGCCGATTCTATTAGTTCCAAGTATTCTTTAATTAAGAACTCACGGGTTATTTCTAATCGTTCTGCCGTCTTTTCTTGTTGTTCTTGGAGGTATTGTCTAACTCCCTCATTTTCCATCACTCTTGTAGCGTTAGATTGTGCTGCTTTATCACTACACTTATAGACAGATTTGTAGGCTTGAACTTGATTTAGACCATTGGCCAAATACTCATCACAGAACGCTTTGTGTTTTGCTGATAGGTTCATATTAGTTTTTATTTATTCTTTGTTTAGCAATTTCAAAATACTCTTCTTCTCTTTCAATTCCAATAAAAGACATTCCCAAGTTCTTTGCTGCAATCCCTGTAGATCCTGAACCCATAAATGGTTCTAACACAATCCCACCTTTTGGTGTTACAAGTGTGATAAGATATTCCATTAGTTTAATTGGTTTAACTGTTGGATGAGTATTACCTTTCTTACCTTGTAGTTTTTCTTCTGCTGCTGCCTTTGATGTCTTATCTTTTCTTGGTAATTTATCCATCGCTTCTTTCCATTCTTCAGGGTGTGTTTCTTTGTAGATAATAGTTCCATCTTCTCGTCTTGGTCTTTGATGAAATACCCCTACCTCGTGTTCCATTCCTTCGTTTCGTTCCTTCTTGGATACTTTGGGACAATAAAAGAATCTTGATGCTCCACCTTTATCATCGTAGGTTGCCTCTCTAATTCCTTTTTCATACTTACCATATATTTGGGAATTATTGTCTCCATTCCATTTATGTTTTGATGATTTACTTACACCACTCTGTTCGTCCAATATCTTACCAGCCTCTTCATCAAAGATAATGTTAGCAGGAAATCTACCTTCTGTCGTTTCAACTCTTTCGTGTTGAATTGTCTTATGTAATCCAAACATAGTCGTATCATCTTTAACATCATCACTATGGATTGGGGTTGTTCTAACCTCACTACCAATTCTACAATCATCTATGTTTATTCCACCAGTTCCGTGTTTCAATACATTCTCTGCAATTGATTTTTCACTTAAAGGTTTTCTTGCCATACAGATTGGTTCGTGTGCTGGTTTAAGTGCTGTTCCCCAACCTTCCCATTCACTATTACCTTTGCTTTCAAATCTTTCTGTTCTTGTATTTTCACCATTTAATTGACCTCCACTACTAACAAATGTTCCTTTGCTTTTACCAATCTCTCGTTCATTACCTTGTATCTTATCAACAGCCTTGCCGATGTTATGTGATTTGGGGAAGCCTGAACCATAAACCCACATAATCTGGTCTCTTACCTCAAACCCTGCGTCTTCTATTGCCACAGCCATTCTATGATATGTCCTTGAACCACCAAATGATAATAGATGACCACCTGGTTTTAATACTCTTAAACATTCTTTCCATATCTCCACACTTGGAACATCGTAGTCCCATTTCTTATTCATAAAGGATAATCCATAAGGAGGGTCTGTTACAATACTATCTACTGAATTGTCTTCTAATGTTTTTAGGACTTCTAAACAATCCCCTAATCTTAAATCAATCATGCTTTTGTTTTTCTTTTAGATTTACATTTAGCACAACCAACCTTTTCTGCTTCAACCTCATCTACATCAGCTTCTGCAGTAAATGGGATTATCTCATCCATTAAAGTTTCTTCTACAACTTTTGGTAATTGTTCTATTACTTGAACTTCAGATAAGTAATTTAATATCATCCTTTGTCCATGCTTAATTTGTTGAACACATCTGTGACAAACTACATATCTTGCGTCAATGTATAATTGGATTGCCGCTTCCAATTCCCTTGCATCAGGCACTGTAATTTTCTTTAGTGTTGCTAAATAATTTAATCGATCGTATAAAGATTGTGTAATCATCATAATAGTTCTTGTTTGTTTAATAAATATATGATGATCTGGTTTTGTTGTGAAGCATAATAAAAAAGGGACATCTCTGTCCCCTCTCCTGTCATTAAAAATTTATAGTGGATCTCTACCAAAGATTATTTGGTCTATCTTATCAAACCTATCTATTAGTGTTTTTGAATACCCATTCTCAACAAAGTCATTTAGAACTGTTGTGATTTGTACAAT